CTCCCGCCAGTTCAAGAACGGCATGATGGGTGAAGGTGTTCTCGGCTACGAGGAGATCAACATGTCGCAGTCGATCAAGCTGCACACCACGGGCAGCCGCGCTGCCACGGGTGCTACGGTCAACGGCAACGCCGCAGAAGGTGCATCGACCATCGTCCTCGCCAGCGCTGGTAACGCGCTGACGTTCACGGTGGGCGACGTGTTTACCGTAGCCGACTGCTACTCCGTGAACCCGCAGACCCGCGAAAGCACTGGTTCGCTCCAGCAGTTCGTCGTGACGGCCGCCAACACCTCGACCGCTGGCGGCGCGGTGACGCTGGCTGTCTCGCCGGCGCTTTACTCGCCGTCGAACGCTCTGGCTACGGTCAGCACCCTCACCATCACTGGTAAGGCTGTAGTGTTCCTCGGCGCGGCTTCGACCTCCTACCCGCAGAACCTGGTCTATCACAAGGACGCGATCTCGTTTGCCACGGCTGACCTGCTCCTGCCGAGCGGCGTCGATATGGTTTCCCGCCAGGTTCACAATGGCATCTCGATGCGAATTGTGCGCCAGTACGACATCAACAACGACCGCATGCCTTGCCGCATCGACGTGCTGTATGGCTACGCGGTCATCCGCCCGCAGATGGCTTGCCGTATCTGGGGTTAATGGTTTGGGCGCTGGGTAACACCAGCGCCTTTTCTTGCACCAACTCAATCAAGAAGGATTTTTCCTCATGGCTATTCCTACTGTAGGCGGCGGCTATCAGTTTAATGATGGCAACCTGAACGAGCTTAAGGTTTCCGTTGCTGCGGCCCCCACAACTGCCACGGACAGCGCGACGCTGACTGCGGCTCAGTTGGTCAACGGCATCATCCTCGGCTCCCCGACGACCACGGCGGCGTATACGCTGCCGCTGGCCTCGGACCTTGATGCGCTGCTGACCAACTCCAAGGTCGGTACGGTCTTTGACTTCCGCGTTATCAATGTCACCGGCTCTGGCGTCATCACCATGACGACCAACACCGGCTGGACAATTGGTTCGCAGGGTCTGATGACCATTGCGGCCGCAGCCGGTACGGTTCGCGGTTTCCGCGCTCGCGACACCGGCGACGGTACTTGGGCGTTGTACGCAATTTCGTAAGCAACACGGCCCCCGCTCCGGCGGGGGTCTAACCCTTTAAGGAGGCATAAATGCCGAATACCAAGCCTATTGGTGTCGCTTACGCAGATCCTGAACTGGTCGCTGGTACGACCATTACGGGCGCCGTTATCGACGCGACCTCCTGCACCGCCTCGAACATTGTTCAGGGCGCGTCTTCGCAGGTGCAGGGCGCCACGATTGCCACGACTAGCAATTCTGACGCCTATGTTGTCGTTCCGTTTACCGGAGTATTGAGCGCCGTACTATTTTCCGGTGTTGATGCTCTGGCAGCGAACGACAGCAACTACATCACGTTTTCCATCACGAACCTTGGCCAGGCTGGCTCGGACAGCACCGCACTTCTTGCTGCAACCGACGCCAACACGACCAAGGCCACGGGTGGCACCGCGCTGGCCGCCAATGCACGACGCAATCTGACGCTTACGGGAACCACGGCTAGTCTTGCTGTGACCCGTGGCGACCGGCTGCGTATTCGTGCGGCGGCCACTGGCACGCTTGCCAATACCGTCACCTTCCCGGTCTACACGCTTGTGTTTGCCACCGCGTAACCTTGCGGGCGGCCTTCGGGCCGCCCGTTAATCCATAGGATACACCATGACCACGATCTACCTTATGCACCCCAAGCACGGCGTCAAAGTCGCGACTATGGAGGCTGAAGCGCAGTATGACGAATTGAACGGGTGGCGCCGGTTTGCGCTAGAAGACCTCCAAAATGACGATGCTTTGGAGCCGGACGCAATCTTGCCAGACGACGAGGTTGAAGCTAACGTGATGGCAGAGGCGCCGCGCCGGCGCGGCCGCCCCCGGAAGGACGAATAGCATGACGACAACTGCCGACATCATTTACGGTTCTTTGCGGCTTCTGGGCGTTCTGGCGGAAGGCGAAACCCCGTCCTCCGAAACCGCGCAGGACGCGCTGAACGCCATGAACCAGATGATCGACAGTTGGAATACTGAACGTCTGGCAGTTTTCTCAACCCAAGATCAAGTTGTTACGTGGCCCGCAAGTACGCAGTCGCGCACGCTAGGGCCAACCGGCAGCATCGTTGGGCTTCGCCCGGTGCTGGTGGATGACGCCACCTACTTCCGTGATCCGGCCAACGGCATTTCCTACGGCCTCAAGCTGATCAACCAGCAGCAGTACAACGGCATTGCGGTCAAGACCGTCACCAGCACCTACCCGCAGGTGCTGTGGATCAATATGTCCTACCCGAACATCGAGATGTACGTGTACCCGGTGCCGACCAGAGCGCTGGAATTTCACATCGTTTCGGTGGATGAACTGAGCACGCCGGCCAATCTGGCAACGGACCTTGCGTTCCCGCCAGGCTACCTGCGCGCGTTCCGGTACAATCTGGCCTGCGAACTGGCCCCCGAATTTGGCGTTGAACCGTCCCGGCAGGTGCAGCGCATCGCCATGACCTCCAAGCGCAACTTGAAGCGCATCAACAACCCCGACGACATCATGGCGCTGCCTTACAGCCTTGTGGCGACGCGCCAAAGGTTCAACGTGTACGCGGGAAATTTTTAAGTGAAAACGCCGATCTTAGGCTCCGCATACGTCGCCCGCAGCGTCAACGCGGCCGACAGCCAGATGATCAATCTGTTCCCCGAGATGGTGCCGGAAGGGGGCAAGGAGGCGGCATTCCTTCAGCGCTGCCCCGGCCTCACCTTGAAAGCCACCGTCGGGCTTGGCCCCATTCGGGGGCTGTGGTGGCACGGCAGCTATCTGTACGTCGTGTCTGGCAACACTTTCTATCAAGTCACCACCTCTTGGGTGGCGACCGCCAAGGGCACAGTGGCCGGCACCGGGCCTGTCAGCATGGCCGACAACGGCACGCAGATCATGATTGCGGCCGATCCAGATGGCTACATCTACAACACCAACACGGGCGTCTTCGCGCAGATCACGGACCCTGATTTCCCCGGTGCGTCGGTCGTGGATTATCTGGACGGCTATTTCGTGTTCATCGAACCCAACAGCCAGCGCATTTGGGTAACGGCCCTCCTCGACGGCACCAGCGTCGATCCGCTGGACTTTGTCAGCGCCGAAGGCGACCCCGACAACGTCGTCAGCATGATCGTCGATCACCGCGAGGTCTGGCTGTTTGGCGAGAACTCCACGGAAGTCTGGTATAACGCCGGACTGTCGGACTTCCCACTGGTCCGCATCCAGGGCGCATTCAACGAACTGGGCTGCGCTGCCCGCTACAGCGTCGCCAAGATGAACAACCAGATTTACTGGCTGGGCAAGGACGACCGTGGCCGGGGCATGGTCTATCAGGCCAACGGTTACCAAGGCCAGCGCATCTCGACGCACGCCGTCGAGTGGCAAATTCAGACGTATGGCTCAATAACTGACGCCATCGGCTACACCTACCAGCAGGACGGCCACTCGTTCTACGTGCTGGTGTTCCCGACCGCCGGCAAGACGTGGGCCTACGACGCCACCACGGGCGCTTGGCATGAGCGCGCTGGCTGGAGCAACGGCGATTGGACGCGACAGCGCCCGGCGTCGCAAATTTCTTACCAAGACCAAGTGCTGGTGGGCGACTACGAAAACGGTAACGTCTACGCCTACGATCTGGACGTCTATTCCGACAACGGCGCGGTGCAACGCTGGCTGCGGTCGTGGCGGGCGATCCCCCAAGGCCAGAACAACCTTATGCGCACGGCCCAGCACGCGCTCCAGTTGGACTGCCAGACCGGCGTCGGCTTGGTCACCGGGCAGGGCAGCGACCCGGAGGTCATGCTGCGCTGGTCGGACGACGGCGGCCACACCTGGTCGAACGAGTACTGGCGCAAGATGGGCGCCATCGGCCAATACGGTTTCCGCACCATCTGGCGGCGGCTGGGCATGACCATGAAGCTGCGCGACCGCGTCTACGAGATAAGCGGCACCGACCCGGTCAAGATCGCCATCATGGGCGCTGAGTTGCAGATCAGCAGCACCAATGCCTAACATCACCAACATCACCCCGCCGCGTGTGCCCCTGTCAGACCCCAAGACAGGGCTGATCTCGCGTGAATGGTATCTGTTCTTTCTGAGCCTGTTCAACCAAACGGGCGGCAGCACGGTATCTCTGGAAGAAATCCAAAAAGGACCGCCCCCGCAGGACGTTGACACCAACGCCGTCGTATCGGCGGCGCAGTTGTCGTCCGGCGCCCTGCCGTCTGATCTCGGGCCTGTCCTCACGGCGTTGCAGGCACTGGACGTATCGCAACAGGCGGCGTTCGATCCGACCCGCTTGCAGAACAGCATCCAGGCGTTGGAACTGGTGCCGACCAATACACCGCAACTGCCGCGCAAGCGTTACGGTTCGTTCTACGACACCACGACACAGACCGCCGCCGTCATCAATACGGCTTACGGCATGACGTTCAACACGACTGACCTCAGCACAGGCGTTACCATTGGGACGCCCACGTCGCGCGTCTATGTTGATACGCGCAGCGTTTACAACATCCAGTTCTCGGCGCAGTTGGACAAGACGATTATTGGTCTAGGGAATGTCTGGATTTGGTTGCGCAAGAACGGCGTAGACGTGCCGTATTCAACGGGGCAATTACAGGTCCAAAGTATCACTTCCGAAACCGTCGCAGCATGGAACTATCTGCTCGACATGAACGCAGGCGATTACTTTGAACTCATGTGGGAAACGGATGACATTACCACCCAGATCACCCGTTTTGCCGCCACGGCGGTGCATCCTGCCACCCCGTCCATCATCCTCACCGTCACCGACAACATCAGCGTATAGAGGTTCACCATGACCGTAACAGTAACCGTCCTCGTTCCCGCGCAGACCATCAATAACTCGCAAACGACGATGTACACCGCGACGGGCGTCACGGCGATCATCGACAAGTTCACCGCCACCAACTACGGCGCGGCGCCCGCAACGATCAGCGTGAACCTGGTAACGACCGGCGGAACTGCCAGTAACGACGATTTGATCGTCAAGACCAAGACGTTGCAGGCGAGCGAGACGTACACCTTCCCCGAACTGGTCGGCCACGTCCTGAACCCCGGCGGCTTCATCTCGACGCTGGCCGGGACCGCGTCGGCCATCAACATCCGCGTATCGGGGCGCGTGGTGACGTAAGTGGACGAAGCAGCGCAATCCCTGATTGTCCATTTTGAGAACCTAGACCTGCCACCCGAGGCGGCGTCTTGGCTTATGGACATCTGGCGCATGATCCAGATGCTGGACGACGTGGCGGACGGTGACCCGGTGACCCGGTCGGACCTCGACGCGGTCATTTGGTCCTCGTTGATTAGCATGCCAGCCAATCCGTTCTACCTCGCCAATTTTCAGGCTTTGCAGGCCGGGCTGGCGTTGCTGGTGATGAAATGGAAGGCGTCGGACGACGCCGAGCGGACAGGGCAGGCGGACGCCCGGTCTTTCATCTGGCGGGCCGGGTATTATGACCTGGTGCTATTAGTTGTCCTTTTGACGAAGGGGCACGCAACTGCTATGAAAGACGCCGTGAAGGTCATGCACTTGTACGGCGAACAACTTGACGCTTACTTGAAGGAATTTCCCTGATGCCCATACCAGTTATGATTGCTGCCGCTGCAATTACTGCTGTTGGTAGCGCGGCAGCAGGTATTTATGGGGCCAATAAAGCCTCCGAGGCTGCGGACAAAGCCGCCAAAAAGCAAAAGAAGGCCACCAAGGCGGCCGCCGCGCAGCAGACAGCCGCGTTGGAGCGTCAGATTGGTCTTCAGGAACCTTTCCGGCAGGTTGGTGTCAATGCGCTGGCGCAATACCCCAAGGCGGCTGAGTATACGCCGTTTGGCATGCCGCAGTTCCAGGCTGATCCGGGGTACAACTTCCGCATGGCGGAAGGTATGAAGGCGCTGGAACGGTCGGCATCGGCACGCGGTTTGCTTCAGTCGGGCGGCACGCTCAAGGGCATCCAGCAGTACGGCCAGAACCTTGCTAGCGATGAATACCAGAACGCCTTTCAGCGATACCTGACTGAGCGCCAAGCCAAGCTGTCTCCCTTGGAGTACCAGATTGGGCTGGGACAGGCCGCTGCGTCGGGGCAGGCTGCAAACGTCGGCACGACGGCCAACAGCATTAGCGAACTGACGCAGGCACTCGGCAACATCGGCGCTAACCGCGCGGTGGCGCAGGGCAATATTGCGGCAGCCACGGCGGGCAGCATTGGTAACGCCTTCTCGCAAGGCGCGGGTGCGTATGGCGACTACGTGGCCGCGCAGCCGTACCAGAATTATCTCCGGTCCATTACGCCTGGATTAGGTTACGCTGCCTCCGGATTAGGCTACGCTCCGCCCGCTGGCTATTCACAACCCGTTCTTTAATAGGTGATCCATGCCAATTGATCCAAGCATTATCGGCAACGTCATGGTTCCGCAAGCGGTGCAAATGCCGGACGTGAACGCCATGATGCAGACCCAGACACAGGGCATGGAAAACATTTACCAGATCGAACGGCAGCGGGGCGCAGACGCCGCTGCGGCGCAGAAAGAACAGGAAGACGCTGCATTTAAAGCTCTGCTCCCTGCGTACACTTACGGCATTCAAACTGGCGACATTGCAGGCGCGGGCAATCTTGTGCCGCCTGAAATGCGTCCGCAGTTGCAGCAGTACATTGACGCGCTTACGGGCAAGTCTCCGCAGGAAGTTCAGGCGGCGTTGATTGGTTCTCTGTCGTCCAGCCCCATGGGGCAGGAAGCCTTGTCCGCTATTCAGCGCGGGCAGACACTTGGTGTCCAACAGGGGCAGCTTGACGTGTCGCGTCAAGACCTTGCGCTTAGGCGTCAGAAGCAGGCGCTCGACGCTCGCGGCGAAGGCGAATGGAAACTGCAAGAAGCCGAAGGCGGCTTCTTCTGGACGAACCCGCGCAGCCGTCAAGTTATTCCTGCTGATGTTACGGGCGGCGCTGCCCCCGGCACCGTCCCCGGCCCGGCGCCGATCCCGGCACCCGATGTCGTTACACCACGGCAACCTGCGCCCGGCGCTCCGGCGGCAGAAGCCGCCCCCGGCACCGCGCAGGCACCGGCGTTTAGGCCGAAGCCTAAAGAAGGTGCGGAAAAAGGCATTTCTGAATACCAAGGAAAGGCTATGCAATACGCCGTTAACATGGAGATGGCGGATAGAGTAGTAACCGAATTGGAAACACAAGGTGTCATCACCGCCGATAACGTATCAAATGCTGTTCTTGGCGTAATCCGTTCCATACCCATCGGGTCGTCCGCAGAAAATATTGCCGCCAATGTCGATAGTCTTTTAAATCAATATTCGCCAGGTTTAACGCCAGAAGAACAGCGGTTGGCGGCGGCGCAAATTACGTTTGTCACCGCTGCTTTGCGTGCGGAAAGCGGCGCAGAGATTAAAGTGTCTGAGTTCCCTGCTGAGTATAAGAAATATTTCGCGCTAGCTGGCGATGAAAATAATCCAAAGCTATTAACGGATAAACGTAACCGTCGGCGCGCGCGAATTTCAACTATGCGAGCGGCTGCGGGTGAAAAAGCTAACATAGAAATAGACCGCATTCTTGCAGAACAGGGTGTCGGGGCACCTGCGGCTACCGTTCCTCTGGCGCCCGGCGCGACGGTAGATGGAATTGAATTTCTTGGCGAGGAACCCGAGGATTAACGATGCCGATATACAAATTAAAAGGTTCAGACGGCAAAGTTTACAGACTTCGTGGCCCGGAAGGGGCTACGATGGAACAGCTTGTAGGCGTCTTGAAATCGCAGATCGGCGGCGAAGGGATGCAGGCGGCCGTCCCTACCGTATCCGGTGCGCCTAAGTTCATTCCCCAAGCACAAGGCAAAGCTACCGCGCCGCGCGATGTCAATCTTACCGCAAGAGCAATGGAACCTTGGCAGGCGCTTGCGGCTCAAGGTTTGGCTGAGTTTGAACAGCCTGGCGTCGTCAACAAGTTTATCGGCGCGGGCAAGGGTGTTATCGGCGGTATCGGTCAGGCTGTTGCGGGGCTCGCCGGCAAGGCTGTAGAAACGCTGCCTGATGAAATGGTGACGCTGGGTGGCGCAATCCCGTATGCGCCCGACACCGCGCGGCGTCGGCTGTTGACCGACTTGTACTTGATGAGCGAAGCGCAAGCACCAAAAATCCCGGTTCAAGGTGCGGTTGCAGTTACGCGGAACGCCATGCGCGGCGCGCTTGTGCGCGGCGCCCCCGCGGCGGTTGCCGCCGATGTTTCAGCCATCAAGGGGCTGTCTGCCGCTGAAACGCCCGAAACTATACTTCGTCAGACGACCGCTGCTGGATTGCGCGAACCTGTGCCGCTCACACGCGGTCAGATCACGCAATCGCCAACGCAGCTTGAGTTTGAAAAGACGGTAGCAAGAAAATTCCCCGAGACAACTGGCCGTCCGCTTGTCGAGCAGAAAGAAACCGCCGGCGAAGCCATCATCCGCAATTTTGACAAATACATCGACGCGACCGGCGCCGAAAAAGCCGACATGGAACTGGTACGCCCGGTTGGGCGCGCCGTGGACAAGGCGCTGGTTGAAGAGGCCAAGAAAGCCAAGTTTGAAGTTGATAAGGCGTATACTGCCGCTCGTCAGTCTTCCGAAGCAGACACGCAAGTCCCTTACACAGCCATAACGTCTTTGATTGAGCGCTACCCGCCCACAACCCGCAGCAAACTAGCGAGTATTCTTGACGCCGTTGACGCAGAACTTAAGCGCATTGACCCTATGGGCACGGGCAAAATTCGCCTTGGGCAGATGGAGGAGGTGCGTGAATACGTCAACAGGCTTATTCAGCCGGACACGCCCAACGCCAAAATCGGCAAAGAAATCAAAACCGTCATTGACGAAATAGAATCTGGATCTGGCGGCGAAAAATTTCGCGCCGCGCGCGAACTGCGCGCGAATAAAGCGAAGTATTTTGAAAACGCATCGTACGTCAGCGACTTGTTGTCTAAAAAGCCCGGCACTACAGACCGCGCTGTAGCGCTGGACGACGTATTTAAGCATTCTATTCTTGACGGCAGCCTTGAAGATACGCGCGCCATCGGCGTCGTTCTGAAGAAGGGCGGCCCAGAAGCGCAACAGGCGTGGAAAGAGTTGCAAGGTCTCACGCTCGCCAAGATGCGCGATGAAGCCGATGAGTTGTTTCAAAAAGTTCGTAGAGGTCAGTCTGCCGACGCTTCGCTGCGTTCGTTCCAGACGCGCGTGCGTGAACTGGATCGGTCGGGCAAGTTGGAGTACCTGTTTGGAAAAAAAGGCGCGCAAGAAATCCGCGATACGATAAGCACCGTTGAAACCGTGCTGTCGCGCGCTCCGACAGGCGCGCGGTTTGAGATGCGCGACGTAAACGTACCCGAAATGAAAGAGGGGATGGTCCGGCGTTTGTTCGACAAAATTGGACCTTACACGCCGCTTTTCGGTTCGCGGATTAAACAAGGAGCGGAGACGCGTGCCAAACTCCGTGAAGCCGCCCGCGATAAAAAAATTGCCTGGCAAGAAACGCAGATGCTTGAACAGGAAGTGCGGCGCGCGGTAACGCCTAACTCGTTAACCCCGTCAAATGTTAATCGGATGTCGAGGTGACACGGTGGACTATCAGGTACTGTTCAACCTCGCCGTAGGGGCGGTGAGCGTTACAGGAGGGTGGGTCTTGAGCCGTGTATACCACAGCCTGGACCGTCTCGACGAGGACGTGCGCAAGATACCGATGAACTACGTCCAGAAGGACGATTTCAAGTCGGCCGTCGCGGACATCAAGAACGACATCCGCACCGGCTTCGCCCAGGTGGACCGCACGCTGAACAGCCTCTTTGACCGCATCAACGAGAAAGCTGACAAACCATGAAGATCAACACGGCGTCAACCGCCCGGCTACGCGGCGTCCACCCGGACTTGGTGCGCGTCGTGCAGCGCTGCGCGGCGGATTGGAAAGACCCGGAGACGGGCTTTATCGTCACCTGCGGCGTCCGCACGCTAGAAGAACAGAAGGTGCTTAAGGCCAAGGGCGCCAGCAAGACGCTGCGCTCGCGGCACATCCCCACCGCCAATGGATACGGACACGCCGTCGATCTGGCGGCCACTGTGCAAGGCCAAGTGCGTTGGGATTGGCCTCTCTACGACAAGATTGCCAAGGCCATGAAGACCGCCGCCAAGTCCGAAAAGGTGCCGCTTGAGTGGGGCGGCGATTGGGTTTCGTTCAAAGACGGGCCGCATTTTCAACTGCCGTGGTCATCATACCCCGGCGCCAAATAGGAGACTAACATGACTGCACACAAGGCACTCGCCGCTTTCTTGACAAGCCTTTTGGCCCTTGTCGGCCTCTTTGGCGTTTCTACTGGCTGGGTAACGCCCACCATGATCGACTCCGTCTCCGTCATTGGCGGCGCTCTTCTGACCGCCGTCGTCACCTACATGGTCCCGAACCAGCCCAAGGCATGACCTGGCTGGAGATCGTTGCCGTCGCCGTCCTGCTTCTGGGGGTCGGCGCTGGCGGCTATCTAGTGGCGCAACGGCCGACCTTCTGGGTCGGTCTGGGCATCGCCGTGTTCAAGAGCCTTCTTCCTCTTCTGGCCAAACGCATGACAGCGGAACA